GGACTACAAATAGAGGGAATTTTAAAGATAGACAAAAAACAGGATTGGTTGAAGATCAGGATTTCTACAGTTTCTGTGCTAGAAAAATAAGAAATCTTATGAAAATATTTCCTCCAGTCAGAATAGGCATGGATGCTCAGGGTGGTGGTATAGCTATTGAAGAAGCTTTACATAATCCTAAAAACTTGGATCATGGAGAAGTTTTAATATGGCCCGTTATAGATGAGAAAAAATCTAAAGAGTCAGACAACCAGGCTGGATTACATATTGTAGAGATGGTACAATTTGCTAGAGCAGAATGGACAGCAGAAGCTAATCACGGATTGAGGAAAGACATGGAAGATAAGTTATTGTTATTTCCGAGATTTGATGGTGTTTCTTTAGGTTTGGCTCTCAATAAAGAAAACAGAGATATTATGGATGCAGATCTTAATCCTATATATGATAGTTTAAGTGAATGCATTTTAGAAATAGAAGAGCTCAAAAATGAACTAACTACTATTGTTATGACCAAAACGAGCACAGGGCCAAATGCCAGAGACAGGTGGGATACTCCTGAAGTTAAATTACCAAATGGTAAAAAAGGCAGAATTAGAAAAGACAGATACAGTTCTTTGGTCATAGCAAATATGCTAGCTCGACAGATAAAAAACAAAATTCCAGCAGTCAAATACGAGGTGGTGGGAGGTAATAGAATAGATGTGAAAATGCATAAAGGAGACATGTATAAAGGCCCAGCTTGGTTTACAGACGCAGCTAATGACGATATATATACTGGAGTATACTACGATTAGGTGTATTATTTTTTAACAATCGTATTACATTTAAATTACAATCAAAATGAACAAATATCCTAAAAGTGAAGCAGAAAATAACAGCGAGTTAATAGGTCAAAATGCCTATGTTGTATGGGGTGATGATCTAGCTAGTAAAAAAGAGGCTTTGTCTGCTTCTGCAGATTCTCTAGATGAATGTATAGGTATTCAAAAAACCTCTGGTAGCAGAAGATACAGCTTAGACTATTCTAATTTAGACACCAACACTTCTGGTCGTCCAGGTTTAACCAAATCAGATTATTATTACTTTCGACCAGACGAAGAACCTCCTCGTAATTTTAAACTTATTGTTAAAAAAGCAGAGGATATATACAATCGGGTTGGTTTGGTAAAAAATGTGATTGATCTTATGGGTGATTTCTCGAGTCAGGGTATTCGATTAGTTCATCCATCTAGACGAATAGAAAAATTTTATCAAACCTGGTTTAACAAAATTAATGGTAAAGATAGAAGTGAGAGATTTTTAAATAATCTCTATAAAACAGGTAATGTTATTATTCATAAACAAACAGCAAAACTAAATCGCAAGTCCACACAACAGATGTTCAAAGCTCAAGCAGCCGATATAAAAATTAATGATATTACAGATGTTGTGCTAGGAGTTAAAGAAATTCCATGGAAATACACATTTATTGATCCTTATTACGTAGATGTTTATGGGGGAGCGGTGGCTTCCTTTTCGAATCATAAAAGATATCAGCTCACTTTGCCAGCAGCTTTAAGGAAAATAATCAATTCTCCCAAAAGTCCTGAGGAAGTGGATCTTGTTAGTAAGTTACCAGCAGCCATAGTTGAAGCGGCTAAGCAAAAAAAGGCTTATCCTTTGGATCCAGATAAGACTGCTGTTTACCACTATAAAAAAGATGACTGGCAGAGTTGGGCTTATCCTATGATTTATGCAATAATGGATGATATTGTGATTATTGAAAAACTCAAGTTGGCAGATATGGCAGCTTTAGATGGGGCTATCTCTAATATTCGTATTTTTAAGTTAGGTAATCTAGAACATAAAATAGCACCAACCAAAGCAGCAACATCTAAGTTGGCTCAAATATTGGGTAATAATGTTGGTGGGGGCACAATGGATCTGGTTTGGGGTCCAGATATAGAACTAATCGAAAGCAATACAAATGTTCATCAATTTTTAGGGGAAGGTAAATACACTCCACATTTAAACAGTATTTATGCTGGGCTGGGTATTCCTCCTACTTTGACAGGAACTTTTGGAGCGGCTGGTACAACAAATAACTTTATTAGCCTAAAAACACTGACACAAAGATTGCAATATGGTAGAGATATTTTAGCTAAATTTTGGCAGCAAGAAATTATAGCACTACAAAAAGCTATGGGTTTTAAAGATCCTGCTTTCATTGAGTTTGATAGAATGGATCTTTCGAACGAAGAGGCGGAAAAAGCACTGCTTATACAATTAGCAGATAGAAACTTAATTTCTGATGAGCTACTACAAGCCAAGTTCGATATTAATTCAAGTATCGAAAGAATCAGACTCAACAAAGAACGAAGAAGACGGGAAAACGGGAAAATGTGGCCAAAAGCCAGTCCGTATCATGATGCTAATCTTGAAGGAGGTCTTCAAAAAATTGCATTACAGTCTGGCTCGGTAACGCCAAGCGAAGTTGGTCTGAAGCTTAAGATTCGAGATCCAAATCAAAAAACTAGACTTCAATTACAACAGGACTTAAAAGGCGACAGTAACCCACCAACGAAGTTGGGTAAAGATGATCCCGGTAAATCTTTGCCTGATAGATCAGGAAAGGGTAGGCCTCCAAGATCGCAAGATACCAAAGAAAGAAAAACAAAAGAATTTGCACCGCAAACAGGAGCAAAAATGATGTTATGGGCGTGTGCCGCTCAAACAAAAATCGATGAAATTATCAATCCTATAATATTAGATTATTTTAACAAGAAAAATTTACGCTCATTATCAAGTGAAGAATACAAATATCTAGAAAATATAAAAACACAAATACTATTTGAACTTAAACCTTTCGGTGTAATTAATTCAGATAGCGTAGCTTCTTTAATACAGAACAACCATAACCACCACACACTCAAAAAATATAATAGTTGGCTAATTGGTATGAAAAATGACCCAGAAAAACCATTAACAGTTGAAGAACAAAGAAATGCCAAGGCCATTTTTTACACAAACACCCATGCGAGATAAAACATGAATATTTTTCAGCAAGAATATTATGACGGCATAGCAGATTTACTCACAGCTAGTAAATCCCATATTAGTTTTGCTTCTTTAGCCACGCCGTCTCCAGACCATACGATGATAAGAAATAATTTCAAATCTTCTGCATCATATAATGATGACGATCTATACTATGTACAGTCTATTTTAGTGACATCTAATTGGAATAAAAATGACGACATATTCGATGCTCCAGAGGTTTGGGCAGCTAGAAAAACTCCAGAAGATAAACCAACTAATTTAGAACATGATGAAAAAACTATAGTTGGACATATTGTGTCTAATTGGGCAATAGATGAAACTGGGCAAATTTTAGACGAAACTATGGCTTCAGATGACTTGCCTAGTAAATTTCATATTATTACTGGTTCTGTAATTTATAGAGCTTTTACCGATCCAGAATTAAAGTCTCGTGCAGAAAATCTTATTCAGCAGATAGAAAATGGACAAAAATATGTAAGCATGGAATGCTATTTCAAAGGCTTTGATTATGGCTTAAGAGACGCTCAAGGTAATCTAAAAGTAGTAGCTAGAAATCAAGATACAGCATTTTTAACGAAACACTTAAGAGCTTATGGAGGTACTGGACAACACGAAGATTATCAGATAGGTCGTGTACTAAGAAGTATCACGTTTTCAGGTAAAGGTTTTGTAGATAAACCAGCTAATCCAGAAAGTATTATTTTCAATAAGGATGATCTTTCTAAAATAATTTTTGCTAATGAACAAAAAAAACCGGTTTCAGAAAAAACAGGTGTATTAAAAAGTAATAAAATTTCTAACTCTCAAAATGATGGTGTACATATGAATTTAGAAAACGAAATTTCCCAATTACAACAAACTATGGCTTCGATTAAATCGGATTACGACAGTAGTCTTGAAACTTCAAAGTCAGAGATCGAACAGCTTAAATCTTTAAACAATGAACTAAAACAGGAGTTAGATAATACTATGAGTAATCAAGAAGAACTTTCTAAAGCCAATGAAGAAAAAATTTCAGCGCTTGAAGCTCAAGTTGCTGAGCTTAAAAGCGTAATTGAGCAAGCAGAAGCCACCAAGGCAGAACTCGCAGAGCAATTAGAAGCTAATGCTGGCGAACATGATAAAAAAATGAAGGAAAAAGAAGAAGAATTAAAGAGCAAAAGTGAAGCAGTGGAGACTTTGACCACAGAAGTTGCTCAATACAAAGAAGACAAAATGAAGATGGAAGAGAAAATGAAAAAAGACAAAAGAATGGCAACTCTTGTTGAAGCTGGCATGAGCCAGGAAGAAGCAGAGAAAACAGAAGCCAATCTTAATGCTCTTTCAGACGAACAATTTGACTCTATCGCAGAAACTTTCAAAGCATCTTTGGCAGCAAAAAATGAAGAAGAGACAGAGGCAGGAATGCCACCAGCTCTTAAAGAAGCCATCGAGAAAAAGAAAGAAAAAGAAGAAGAGTCAAAAGCAGAACAAGAATCAGAAGAAGTTGATGCTTCTGTACTTGAAGATGTAGAATTGGCAGAAGAAGCCGACCTTAGCGTTGGTAGCGAAGTTTCAGAAGAAGTAGAAAATACAAGAGCGGCTCTTGTAGATTTTGTGTATAACAGGTTAGGCAAAACAAACCAAAAGGGAGAATAACAATGGCATTAAAACCTGATCGTTTAGAAACAGTCACAGACGTTTCATTTTTTTCCTCTTCTGCTATTGCAGAGAGGGGTGGTATAGCATCAATTTCGTCAGAGGGTAGCGGAGTGGCTATGGATGACGCTAACAGCGTTGTGGCTTATGCTGCTGTTGCTAGTGGTGCAAAACCAGTCGGTGTTTTGTTGAATGATGTCAAAGATCTTGATCTTACTAGACAACATATCAACTATCATAAAGACGAAGTTCAAAAGGGTGGCAAAGTGACTTTGCTACAAGTTGGTCAAGTTACTACTGACAAAATTTCTGGTACTCCTGCTGCTGGTGACGTTGCTTACGTTGCTGCCAGTGGTCTTATCGGTAATGATTCAGATAGTGGTAATAATGCTCAAATCGGTAGATTCTTGAGTAAAAAAGATTCAGATGGTTATGCAAAAGTAGCAGTTAACATTGCCTAATTTATATAAAAGGGAGAAAAATAATATGTCAGCTAATAATTTTAATGCCACCCCAGAGCTTACTGATCTTTTAGTAAAATCTGGTTCTCTAGACAAAAATGTTGCTTTGGCAGCAACTAGAGAATTTGCTAAAGCTCTCGAACTACCATTGAGACAGGGTATTCTTAGTGGCGATATCCTTAATGGTATTTTTGAGCCTATTCAACTAGCTCCAGGAGCAACCCCAGAATTCCAATTGGACTTCTTGGCTCCAGGTACTGAAAAAGATTTTGTGGCTTATACGCTACCAAATCACGGCTTAATTCCAGAGCGTCACGTTGAAGGCGATTATGTCATGGTACCAACCTATGACATTGGTTCTTCAATCGACTACTTACTAAAGTATGCTCGTGATGCCCGCTGGGATGTTGTCGGTCGTGCAATGGAAGTTCTCGAAGCTTCTTTTGTTAAGAAAATGAATGACGATGGATGGCACACCATTCTTGCTGCTGGTGTTGACCGTAACATCGTTGTGTTCGATGATGACGGCGTTGCTGGTCAATTCACAAAGAGACTAGTAAGCCTTATGAAAACTGTTATGCGCAGAAATGGTGGTGGTAACAGCGCCAGCAATAACAGGGGTATGTTGACAGATCTTTATGTTTCACCAGAAGCTATGGAAGATCTTAGAAATTGGAATGTGGATCAGATTGATGAGGTAACTCGTAGAGAAATCTATACCGCCGCTGATGGCGCTATCAATCGTATTTTTGGTGTTAATTTACATGATCTAGATGAGCTAGGTGTCGGTCAAGAATATAACGCTTTCTATGATGACACCATGACCGGTACTTTCCCAACTGATGATACAGAAATTGTTGTGGGTCTGGATCTCAGAAGAAGGGATAGTTTCGTTATGCCAGTTCGTGAATCGGTTCAGATCTTTGAGGATGATACTCTTCATCGTCAAAAGAGAGCTGGTTTTTACGGTTGGGCAGAGCAAGGCTTTGCTGTTCTAGACAACCGTAGAGTTCTTCTAGGTTCTCTCTAATAGAGAGTTAACACTATCGTTGCGATTAAGGGCTGGGTTTTCCCAGCCCTTTTTTGATATAGGTGTATTAAATTAGTAGTCAACATCACTAGAGGGCCCACACTATGTCTACAGCTTGGAAAACTCCTGTTAGATTAATGGTAAGAGTTTTAATTAATGATTTAGATTCTAGTAATTATTCATACTCAGACAGTAGATTAGATCAGGTAGCAGCTGTTGCTGCTCAGTTTGTTAACCAAGATATCACATTAAATAATTCTTATGCAATCAGTGTTACAGACGAAACTATATCGCCAGACCCGTCTGTTGCAGCTACAAAAGATGAAGTTTTCATCAATAGCATTGTACTTAAAGCTGCTTGTATTATAGACCAAAGTACATTTCGTACAAAAGCAGCCCTAGAAGGTATTAGTGCCAAAATGGGTCCCACAGGACTTGCTGTTAAAGGTAATCTGGGTGGATATCAGATCCTATTAAAAGAAGGTCCCTGTGCTCTTTACTATAAGTTTGTAGAAGATCGCGAAATAGCTAACGCAACAAATATTGCTGCTATTCTAAGTCCGTTTGTAGGCAATAAGTTTGATCCTTATATGTTGCCTTATAGTGATGACAGATACAGAAGTATGTACCATTAAGGAAAAATTATGGCAGATATATACGATTTTGAAATAGAGTCTGGAAATTTATTCCAAATGACATTCAATTATACGGATGAAGATGGAGTGCCAATTAATCTTAATAACTACTGTGTCTTTTTAAGATGGGTTTCAGATACTGGAATAGAACATAATTTTAGTAGCACAGCAAATACTTCCGATTATGAAATAACAACTAGCGCAACAGGAAGTATTAACATATCAATTCCC